AAAAGCCTGCGGTTAAACGAGCGCCAGTAAAACGGGTTGCAAAACCTGCGCCTGTTAGGAACCCAGACTTTACAGACAAGGTTGTTGATCTTATCAAGTGGGTAGACAGTCCGTTCAAGCTGATCTCGGTGGTGCTGATTGCGTTTGTTGCGTTTGCTGGCTACTTTGCTTGGGACTCACGGCAGGTCATTTTGGGTGCAATCAGTAGCAAAAAGACTGAACTCAAAGAACCGTTGCTTGTCGAGGCTATTGCCAAGTCTTTGATTTACGACCTAAGCGCAGATGTGGTGGTGGTTAACTCAGTCAATCTTCAGTCAAACAGTCGCACAACCATCTTGGCAATGAGCAATCAGGGTCGTGAAAAATCACTTGAAGGCTCAATCAACGCTTTGTTTACTAGTTCGCCTGAACGCAACCGTGCAGTCATCACAATGTTTCAAGGCGAGGTGCATTGCGAGACGTTTGTGCCAAGCTCAAAGATTGGTGAGTACGTTGTCAAACACGGCGTGACGTATATGTGTCGTGGCGCTATACCGCCAGAGCAAGGCAGGTTTGTAGGCTACATTGCGGTGGGTTTTAAGATACCCCCTAAAGATATTATTCAAGCGAAGACTCGCATTAACTTAGCAAGCACGGAGATGAGTAAATGATTAGCAATTGGAAATTGGCGTTTGAACAGATGCTCGCCTCAGAGGGCGGCTTCACCGACGACGAGCGTGATAACGGCAACAAGCTACCAGACGGGCGTAAAGGCTCGACCATGCTTGGCGTGACTCAGTTCAACTGGGAAGCGCACGTTGGGCATCAAGTCACCCACGACCAAATGCGTAAGCTAACCCCTGCGGATGTAGAACCCTTGTACAAGAAAAAGTATTGGGACGTTGTTCGTGCTGACGAGTTACCAAACGGGATTGATTACCTAGTCTTTGATATGGGAGTCAATGCGGGTCCGGGTCGTTCAATTAAGCTACTACAGACTGCCGTAGGCGTAACACCTGATGGCGGCTTTGGTCCGATGACAATGGCTGCTGTTCAAGCGGCTGATCCTATTAAGTTAATTCAAGACTTTAGCGATGCCAAAGAAACTTTTTACCGTAGCCTTGATTCTTTTACCGTCTACGGTACAGGCTGGCTAAATCGTGTAGCAGCAGTTAAACTGAAAGCCTCAAGTATGCTTGGGTAAGGGAGTTTAAACGTGCCATTACAGAAACTGACCTTTCGTCCGGGTTTAAACCGCGAGGGAACTAACTATTCCAACGAGGGCGGTTGGTACGACTGCGACAACATTCGGTTTCGTTCTGGCTTTCCTGAAAAGATTGGCGGCTGGGTTCGTCTGTCTGCAAGCACGTTTAAAGGCGTTTGCCGTTCGTTGTGGAACTGGGTAACCTTGGGCGGTGCTAATCTGCTCGGTCTTGGCACAAACTTAAAGTACTACATTGAGAACGGCGGCATTTACTACGACGTTACCCCTATCCGTAAGACTACAACAGGCACAGCAACCTTTGCAGCAACTAATGGGTCAGCGGTTTTAACGGTCACTGACGCTTCTCACGGGTGTCTTGCTGGTGACTTTGTGACGTACACGCTTGCTGTGTCGTTAGGCGGTGCAATTACTGCCACGGTGCTAAACCAAGAGTACCAAATCATCTCAGTACCAACAGTTAATACTTACACCATCAACGTTGTAACCCTAGCCAATGCAAGCGACACGGGCAACGGCGGCGGTGCAACGGTAGCAAATTATCAAATCAATGTTGGCACAGTTACGCAGATTCCAGTCCTTGGCTGGGGTGCTGGCGGCTGGGGGTTGGGTACTTGGGGTATTGGTACTACATCAAATACTGAGTTACGCCTTTGGTCTAATGATAACTACGGGCAGGATTTAGTTCTTGCACCTAGAAACGGCGCTATTTATTATTGGGTAGCAAGCACTGGCACAAGCGTTCGGGCGCAGTCTTTATCTACGCTTTCTACTGCCGCAGGTTATTCCGGTACTTATGTGCCAAACCAGACGCTTGAGGTGTCGGCATCTTCTATCCAACGTTTTGTTATTGCCTTTGGTGCTAATGCGTACTTTGCAGGCGACCCAAATACTGAATTTAACCCAATGTTGGTACGTTGGTCTGATCAAAACAACCCGTATGAATGGGTTCCTGCTATTACAAATCAGTCTGGTGAGTTTCCCCTATCGCACGGGTCTTCTATCGTTTCATACATCAACACCCGCCAAGAGATTTTGGTATGGACTGACTCAGCCTTATATTCAATGCAGTATTTAGGACCACCATATATCTGGGGCTTTAATATATTGATGGACAATATCTCCGTCATGTCACCTAACAGCATGATTACTGTTAACAGCATTACTTACTGGATGGGTGTTGACAAGTTTTATATGTACTCTGGGCGTGTAGAGACCTTGCCTTGTTCGTTACGTCAGTATGTTTTTAACGACATTAACATTGCCCAAGCATACCAAGTATTTTGTGGTGGCAACGAGGGTTATAACGAAGTCTGGTGGTTTTACTGTTCGGTCGATTCAACGTCTGTAGACAAATACGTTATTTATAACTACCTTGATAAAGCTTGGTATTACGGCTCAATGCCGCGCACGGCATGGTTAGATTCTGGTCTGCGGCAATACCCAATGGCTACTAACTACGACAGCAGCACACTGACTGGCAGAACCCTGTATCACGAAGCCAACGTGGATGACGTTGCTGGAACTACCCCTGTGCCGATTGAGGCATTTATTCAGTCTTCAGACTTTGACATTGGTGATGGGCATAACTTTGGCTTTGTCTGGCGTATCCTGCCTGACGTTAACTTTAACGGCTCAAACGTTAATAACCCATACGTCACAATGACTATCAAACCCCGTCAAAACTCTGGCGCTGCTTACGGCGCGGCAAACAGTCCTGAAGTGCAAAGCGCAGACAATTACGCAGTTAGTCGGTCATACAACATTCAACTCTTTGACGGGCAGGTCTATACCCGTCTGCGGGGTCGGCAAATGGCGTTTAGGATTGAGTCCAATGAACTTGGTGTAGCGTGGCAGCTTGGCGCACCAAGAATTGATGTTCGTGCTGACGGGAGGCGCTGACCATGTCTACAGGCACAACTAAATCCCCCAACTTGCCAATTGCTCCTATTGAGTATGACAAGATATATTTTGAGCAATTAACCAATATGCTTCGGCTGTATTTTGCACAGCTAGATAATCCGGGATTTTCTGCGGCAAGTGGTTTAAACTTGAATATAGACAAGCTTCCAACACAAACCAGTCTTGCAGCATTACGTTCTGGTGATGTATACCGCGACACAACAGCAGGTAATGTCCTAAAGGTTAAAGTATGAGCCTTCATCAGCTAGCACAACAAATTCAAGCCAACGGACGGGGTAATGATACCCAATTGGTACATATGGCACCCGCTGAAGTGCGCTCGTTGCGCAAGCTAGCTCAACAACACGGCGGCGACTTGTCAATTAACCCGCGCACGGGGCTCCCCGAAGCGGGGTTCCTCGAACAAATTTTACCCACAGTCGTTGGTGCAGGTGTAGGCATCATGACGGCTAACCCCATGCTGGGTGCTGCGGCTGGTGGCGCGCTAGGTATGGCGATGAACAAGGGCAGTATCCAGAGCGGCTTGATGGCGGGTCTGGGTGCTTACGGTATGGGCTCGTTGGGTGCGGGGCTGTTGGCTTCTGGTGCAGGGGCTGGTGCGGCTGCCGCTGGTGCTGAAACTGCTGCTGCGGCCAGTTCGCTGTATGCTCCTGCTGAAATTGCTTCGATGCAAGCCGCCGGAATGACTCCTGCGCAGATTACGGCATCCGCTGCAGACTTTGCAGGCGGTGCTTCCGGTGTTGGTACTCCAGCAATGCCATTTACTCAGGCAACTCAAAACGCCTTATCGAGCCCAGTATCTGCAGGAATGTCAGAGATTGCTAAAGCGCCGGGGGAGTTCTTTAAAAAGAACATGTTCCCTATTGGCGCAGCAGCAGCCCCACTGCTTATGGGTGGAAGCGGTTTGTTTGGGGGCGACAATTCGGCAAAACAAGACGAAGCAAACAAAGGAATGATTCGTCCGGCGACATACAGTCAGGCGTATAACCCACGCTACGGCGAGCCGGGGCAAGCACCGCTTATTCAGAAATACACAACACAAGAGCCTATTGCTGCTTCTGATTTTGGGTCTCGCTCTGTCTACATGGCCGACGGCGGTCTAGCAAGTATTCGTATGGCTGAGGGCGGTGATGCGGCTGACCCGCGTTTTACTGCCCCGGGGATTACTGACGCTGACCGCTATCGGTACTTAGCCGCACAAACTGCACCTCCCCCAGCGTACGCTAGCATGCCACTAGCTCCCCAAGCGCAACAACCTTCGTACCCAGCGTACGCGCCACCGCCAACAATTCAACCGCAAATGGCTGCTATTCAGCAACGCTACGCTGCCCCTCAACGGCAAGTCCCCGCTGCATTTGAATACCAACAGCCTGCGTTTGTTAAATACGGGATTGATAGCTTAGGTAGTGGTTACGGTAGTGGTGGCGGTGGTGGTAGCAACGCAAACGCACTAATTAACCCTGTTACAAAACAACCGGTAAAAACTGCTGCGCAAATTATTGCGGCTAAACCTACTGCCGGTAGCGGTGGTAGCAGCGGCGTTTTTGATACTTACGGCAACGAGATGGGTCCTAACGACATATATTCAGGACCCGGATATTACGACAGATACCCTGTTGCTGAAGTTTATAACTACGAGACTAATCAGCCAACACGCCCTTTTAATCCAAACGAAGGCTCGCCTGAGTTTAACGTGCCTTCTAATGTACCTGTTGATCCTTCAAG